TTTTTTGAGCGAGACAGAGGGGGAAGTTCCCTAGCAGAAATTTCAGAAAATCTACCCTACAAGGGTTGACAAGAGATAAAATTCATGTTAAGATATGGTATATCATGTGATATAGAGATAACAGCATCTATATCCTTACGGATGTACAGATATAGAATTCTCTATGTAATGTATATATTAAATTAATTACATAGAGAAATTCATCTAACATCATCTGTCTATCTGGATACAAACATTATATACAGAAGGCGCTAGCTCTATCTAGTGATACTAGATCAAATAATTCTCTCTAAGGGGTTGACAAACCCTCGAAATGATGGTATCATGAGTTAAGAATGGTAACTTTGGGTAGTAAGAGATGGAAAGTGTATTACTAGCTCTAGCTCTTGCTACCTGTGTAGACAACAACAGCAAGTGTACTATTGAGGAAGGTGTTGAGGGCACTAAAACCCTCGTCACTGCTTGTGGTTTAGCCCCGGAGACGGGGGGTCGGCCTATTACCTTTGAGGTGGTTGCTAAGGGAACGGAATACGTCATTGTCCTAGAGCCGAAGTGCTTAGGTGTATAACTTTATGGATAACGAAGAAGACGAGAAGCCAGTCTTTACCTCGGAGAAGGCTCACGACATCGAGGGTGTTTTGACCGGGGAGTACCTGCCAGCGGATCGTCCGAAGCGGGGTCGTCCAAAAGGGCGTAAGGATTCCTTGAAGTTTCCAGAGCGGGGTCGTCCCGGCCACGAGCCGAACGAGGTTATGCGCCAGACGGTGCTGATGCACGTTGCCCTCGGCACCACGACCGTGGATATTGCCAAGCTACTTGGGATTGGCGTTAAGACGCTCAAGAAGCACTACAAGGAAGAGCTTAACTTCGGCAAAGCCAAGGCGAACGCCTCGGTAGCAGGAAAGCTCTACGACAAGGCGATGCACGGCGACACGGCAGCCTTGATCTTCTGGTTGAAGACTCAGGCGGGCTGGCGCGAGAAGCAGGACGTTAATTTCTCCTCGGAAGACGGTTCCATGAACCCGGTCAACAAGGTAGAGATCGAGGTCATCGGAGAGGATAAGGGCGGCAGTGAATCTACAGATAAAGGCGACTAAGCCGCAGGCGGAGTTTCTGACTCTGACCAACCGCTATCGCCTTTTCTGTGCTGGTTACGGTGCTGGGAAGTCAGAGGCCATGGTCTACGCGGCAGTCATTGACGCGGCCTCAGCACCAGACGGCTTGATCGCGCTCTACGCGCCGACAAACGATCTAGTACGACTTATCACGGCTAACCGTATTGTGGAACGTCTCTCGGACATGGGGATTACCCACAAGTACAACAAACAGGACAACGCGATCTACACCTCGTCCCCGAACTGGGGGGATTTCCTTCTTAGGTCGCTGGACAACCCGGATCGTATCGTCGGTTACGAGTCTTACACTGCACACGTCGATGAGATTGACACTCTGCCACAGGATCAGGCAGAGGCGGCTTGGAACCGAGTCATCGGTCGTAATCGGCAAAAGCCAGATCGGGTCAAAGACCCGTACAACCAAGCCTCGGCCTACACGACGCCAGAGGGTTTTAAGTTTGCTTATTGGCGTTGGGTTCAGAACGCGAACGAAGATTACAAGATCGTTCAGGCACCGTCCTACTCCAACCCCTATTTGCCGGAAGGTTATATCCAGTCGCTACGAGACTCCTACCCGGAAGCTCTCGCAGATGCCTACATCGAAGGGCGCTTTGTAAACCTTACCTCCGGCTCTATTTACACAAGTTACGATCGAGAGGCTTGCGCTTCTAACGAGCGCATTTTCGGAGGGGAGCGGCTGTATGTGGGTATGGACTTCAACGTCGGAAAGATGGCTGCTGTTATATTTGTTAGAAGGGGCGAAACCCTCCACGCAGTCGATGAACTGGTCGATCTTTACGACACTAACAACATGGTTGAAGCGATTAAATCGCGCTACGATGGACATTCCATCATGGTCTACCCAGACGCTTCTGGACGCAGCCGCAAAACAGTCAACGCCTCACAATCAGACTTAGCGATTCTGCGACAAGCGGGATTCCAGATCAGAGCACCGAAGAAAAACCCGGTGGTCAAGGATCGGATTAACGCCATGAACGCTTCTTTCTCCAACGGCGTTATGAAGGTCAACCCGAAGGCTTGCCCAGAGTTTGTTCGCTCTCTAGAGCAGCAGGCTTACGATAAGAACGGAGAACCCGACAAGAAGTCGGGCCACGATCACTTAAACGATGCTGGCGGTTACGTTATCGCCTACGAAAAGCCGGTCAAGAAGCCAGTGTCGGACGTTCGCATTGCGTTCGCGATATAAGCTACAGAATACTGTAGCAAGAGGAAAGTGAATGAGTGTAAAGACACTACATCCAGACTATCAACTCTTCTCGCCTAAGTGGCGACTTGTGCGCGACGCAGTAGAAGGCGAGCACGCCGTCAAGCGTGCGCCTAACCGATACCTTCCAGAGTTTGTGCCGCCAGACACAGAACGGTACAAGCGTTACGTCGAGCGAGCATACTTTATGGGTGTTACGGGACGTACCCGTAGCGCCCTTTCTGGCATGGTTTTCCGCCGCGACCCGATGGTCGCCTCGCCAGACGAAATGTACGGAATTATGGAGAACGCAGACGGCAGCGGAAGCAGCCTGATGCAGATTGCCAAGGAAGGTCTTGGCGGTGTTCTCGATACAGGTCGGCACATCTACCTCGTAGACTACCCGAGCATTGACGACAGCATTGATTTTGAGACAGAGCAGAATATCGGGGCACGGCCTCTTATTCTGAGTTATCACGCAGAGGCGTTGATTAACTGGCGATACCAGAAACTTAACGGGCGGCGCGTTCTGACTCTGGCTGTTCTGGTAGAGATAGTTCACGATGAGAAGAACGAGTTTCAGCACGATCTAGTCAAAAACTACCGAGTTCTTAGGCTAAGGAACGGGGTCTACACCCACCAAGTCTACGACGACGGTGGCAGTGCGATGACTGAAGAGCAGACACCCCGCATGGCGGGAGGTCAGCCTTTTGACCACATCCCTCTTCACATTGTCGGAGCCGAGAATAACGACCCAGACATTGACCACGCGCCGCTGTACGACCTAGCGGTTGTAAACCTTGCTCACTACCGCAATACGGCAGACCTTGAGGAAGCAGGGTTTATTACAGGCCAGCCAACCCTTCACCTTGACACGGGTGAGATGGACGCAGAGTCTTTTGCAGCGACCAACCCGCAGGGTGTTCAGCTAGGCTCTCGTACAGGCATTGTGACTCAGGGCGGAAAGGTAGAACTTGTACAGCCCGAAGAGCGCGGCCTTCTGTTCCGTCTCAAAGAGGCGAAAGAACAAGAGATGATTGGCATTGGCGCTCGCATCGTGCAGCGCGGTGGCCCTAACGAGACAGCGGAGGCTGCTCGTATCAACGCCTCGGCTGAAGCCTCGGCGCTCGATCAAGTTGTAAACAATATGTCAGACGGCCTCACAGAGGCTCTGAAAGACGCTGCGATGTTTGCTGGGGTAGACGGCAGCGGAATCTTCTATCGTCTGAACACACGCTTCTGGGAAGAAGAGCTTGACAGTCAGGAAATGATGGCTCTTATTCAGCTTGGCGACGTCGGGGTTATCTCACGTCGCGCCCAGCGGGAGAGCATCAGAAAAGGTCGTGTGCACATCCCAGAGGATATGACCGACGAAGACATTGAGAACGACAACGCTGGCAACCCGATTATCTGATGTCGGCAGAGGCTTTCCTTGTTGACGCCAACGTAAGACGTCAGATCATGGCCCAGCGTTTCTCAAACGGATCGTGGCAAGAGATTAGGCCGATCCTTGAGGAAGTAGCGGAGAAGATCAAAGATCGCCTTAGAAGCGCAGACAGCGAGCTTAGACGCTCAGAACTTGCACCGCTTCTCCAAGACATCCAGACAGCATTAGACGAAGGCAAGTCAGCAGTAGACGAGAGTCTTCGAGAAAGTATTATCGAGTTTGGCAAAGACCAAGCCGAGTTTCAGAAACAAACCTTTGAGCAGATTACAGACGAGCCAGTCGAGCCAGTGCCAGAAGACACGCTGACTGGCGAGATTATGACTTTAGGTCTTGGCTTGCTTGTCGGAGCAGCAGTCGTAGACCCAGCAGACGTTAATCAGACAATAGAGCGTTTGTTCGGCGGGAATACTCAAGACGTAAAGAACACAGTCAGCACAGGCTTCATTGCAAAGCGCAGCACCGGCGACATTGCTTCACAAGTAGATCAGAAAGTCGGTCAACGGATGGTGAATCAGTCACGTATTGTGACAGCGACGCTGGTCAACCACGCAATGAATGTAGCGAAGTCACTTTTTGCACAAGCAAACAGACAGCTTATTCAAGAAGAGCGTTACGTTGCTGTGCTGGACTCAAGAACAACGATGCGGTGTGCAGGGCTAGATGGCCAAGTATTTGAGATTGGACAAGGCCCACAACCACCTTTGCATTATAACTGTCGGTCAGTCCGAGTGTCAATTATCCGGCCCGAGTTTATCTCTGAGAGATTCCAAGGCAACCGGACAGGGTTTGGCTTAGGCGATCAACGGCAGACAGTCCCTCCGGGGACAAGTTTCTCTACTTGGCTTCGAGATCAGCCAGTAGAGTTCCGAGATGAGTTCTTCGGGAAGTTCACCAACGGAGCAGAAAAGCGCAGGCTTTTTGACTACGGCGGCCTTAACCCGAATGACTTTATCGACCCATCTGGAGCACAGATGAGTCTTACCGAGCTTCGAGAGAAGTTCCCGTCCGCTTGGCAACAGGCAGACATTTAACGAGGGCTTAGAGAGTCCAACACACCAAAGCTACAAAGTTTTGTAGCGGATAGCTAGGGGCTATAAATATGGCAGACGAAGAGAAGACTCAGGAAGAAGAAATCCGAGAGGCAGCAGAGAAGAGTAGCAAGACTTACTCTGAAGAAGAAGTCCAGAAGATGATTGATGAACAAGTCTCTGGATTGAAGAACAAGGTGGAGGAGCTTCTAGGAGAGAAGAAGTCTGCATCTCAGCGAGCCAAGGAGCTTGAGGAGGAGCAGAAGCGTCAGGAAGAGGAGCGACTTCAGGAAAAGCAGCAGTTCAAGGAACTGTACGAGCGCGAGCAGAAGACTAGGCAGCAGTTGCTAGAAGAGCACGAAGAACTGAAGAGCAGTATTCGTCAACAAAAGATTGGCGAGGCTGCACTTAAACTGGCCTCAGAACTGACCCGCGACACAGCCCGAGGAGAACTGCTACAAGAGAAAGCAGCGCAATACGCCAAGTACGAAGAAGATGGCGGAGTCACTTTTGAGTTAGGCGGCGTACCAGTTGACCAAGATAAGGTGGTCAATCACCTGCGAGAGAAGTATCCGTTCCTAGTGGACGGTTCTGGAGCAACCGGTGGCGGAGCCGCTGGATCAGACAACGGCGGGGCCGTAACAACGAAATCATTTTCCGAAATGAGCGGCGCAGAACTCTCAGAACTACGGGCAGAAAGCCCACAAGAGTATCAGCGTCTTCGAGATGAGTTTTACGGCCAACGATAGGAGATAAAGCACAATGGCTACTACTCGACTAAGTGACATTATTGACGTCACAGTATTCCGCGACCTTCCCCCAGTAAACGGCCCAGAAAAGACGGCTTTCTACGATAGCGGTGTTGTTACCCGTAACGCACTTCTAGATGAGCTTGCTGGCGCTGCTGGCAAGACTGCCGAGCTTCCTTTCTGGAAAGACCTTGACGGTTCAATTGAGCTTAACTACAGCGACGATGATCCTAGCAACACTGCTACTCCGCAGAAGGTTGTTCAGGGTGAGCAGGTTGCTCGTAAGGCTTTTGTCAACCAGGGTTGGCAGGCTGCCGATCTTGCCTCAGAGCTTGCTCTAGGTGCCCGTGCTATTGATCAGGTTCGTAATCGCACAGATACGTACTTCACTCGTCAGTGGCAGCGTCGTCTAGTTGCTACCACGAACGGCATCAT